TTAATTTTTATGGTTTTTCTGCGTGCCATTTTTAACCTCCTTTATTGCGTCGAATAACTCGCCTTGTGAATTTGAGGCGTTTTCTAGCAACGTTTGCACCGCCCACAAGGTGTTTGCAATAATGTCTTTGTTTGCCGAAAAGCTGTCATTACAAGCTATATCCGCCGCTAAATAATCGACGATCGCCTTTGCTTGTTCGATATGTTGTGAAAGCTTGTCTTGAATGTTTAGAATATCAGTCATTGTTCGCCTCCTTGTTCTGCTTGCTGTGCTTTCATCTGTGCAATTTCGCTAAATAACTGCATTTGTCTGTAAGCACTATTTAGGTTTTTTAGGGCGATTGCTTGCCATTTCTCCGCTTGTGCGTTGACTAGGCAATGCTCGATAAAATCAACATCTTTCAACAAGTCGATTAGTTCGGCTCTTAAATCGGCGGTTTCTTTGGATAAATTACGCATAGCGCACCCCCGCAGACGGTTGAACGGATAGGGTAGAACGCACCGGCATTAGTGCGGTGTTTTGATTGGTTTTCATTTTTGGATCTCTTTTTGTTACAGTGTTTAAGGTATCGCCCGTAGTAGGGTGCGACAAGGTATCAACTACCGCAAAAAGTCGGCGGATCTTATTCGTGCTTAAAGCCTTATTTCGATCTCTTAACCTTGCCGCAAATTCGATATATAAAAGCGCGCCTGATTTTACAGGAACGTTCAAGGAATGAATTTTTGACAATAAAAATCCGCAAGTCTTACGGGTGCGGGTTCCGCTTTTTGCTGTAGTGCTTGCGATAATAGCGCGACAGATTGAATTTGACAATACTGGTAATTTATTCAGATTACACATAAACGCCCCTTGTGCCGGCGCAGACGGTTGAACGGATAGGGTAGAACGCACCGGCATTAGTGCGGTGTTTTGATTGGTTTTCATTTGTGAATTTCTCTTAACTGTATTAGTAAAAATTGACTTGCCGTCCTGTGTAAGGTGTGACAAGGCTTCAACTACCGCAGTTAATCGGCTCGCCTTATTCGTGCGGATAAACTCCGCCTTATTTCGGCGTATAGACCTTGTCACAAATTCGGCTTGTGAATAGGCTAAATGCCCATTGAAAGGAATTTGAGACATAAAAAAAGCGCTTGTTTGACGACTGCGCAAGCCGTTAACTGTTGTAGTGCTTTCAATACTACAATCATCTGCGACGCCTTGCAAGCGGTTATTTTCTACAGCCGGCAAAAGTGCGGTGTTTTTTGGGAAAGTTTTTAGATTGATTTCACCCGCCCAAAATAGAATGAATTGCCGAGCTAATTGGGCGCGAGCTTGCATTTCACTTTCGGCAATAATGCGGATTTTGTGCGTTTTGTTGGTTAAATCTGTGCGGCGAATTGCCACAAAAATGAATAGTTTCATTTGCGGTTTTTCCTTGTATTGATTTGTAGAAATTACCGCTTGAAAAGTTCTCAGGCTTTTGTGTTGGCGGTAACGTATAACGGGCTGAGAAACTGCGATACAAGGAACACAGCAAAGGGCGAAACCTTTCCCGCCATACGCTACCATAGAAGAAAAACAATTCGGCAAATTATTAATATAATCCGCCACATTGCTTTTGGTGTATTTAACACGCTCGATTTTGAGCCGGTTAAATTTTTCAGGTGTGCGAATGTTACGAACAAAAAAAGCACGGTTTAATGGCGTGCTACTGTTCGCCTTGTATTGATTCGAGTTCTCAGGCTCGGCGGTCGATTTTGCGACTGCAAGAAAATAATAGGATTTTTCACTGCACTTTGTAAAGAAATTTGATTGTGAAATGTTTTCATTGATATTATAATTAAATTGATTTAATTTCATATTGAATCACCCGCAATTAAATTGTCTTAATTTTTTCCTTTCGAACACTGTGCGAGCCGGATAGCTCCCGCAGTGTTTTTATTTATCCGTTATTTAATCAAGTAATAACCGAAGGCTATTGCTAGGGTTAATAAAGCCAGTCCGCCGCAACAAAGAAAAAATAAAATCCCTGTTGAAATGCGTTTACCGGCATTGTCTGCACCTTGTTCACTCAGATTTAAATCACTCATTGCGTTACTCGTTTTTCTTTCTGTTCTTCAATCCACGCATTTACTTCCTCTAAATCCCAACGAATAAAATTTTGAGAAAAGCGGATAGGTTGCGGGAATTGATTCGCTTTGACTAAAAGATTGAGTTTTGTACGACCAATGCCGACAATTTCAGTGACTTTTTTGCCTGAAATAAGCTGTTTAGATTGGGTTTGTGTGTCTGTCATAAAAATGCCCTCCATTTGTTAAACTGCGTAGTACGCTGTTGCATCCCGTTAAGTATTTCGTCGGAAGGTATTTAAGCACTAAAGGAATAGGGCGGTGTTATAGCAAGGCGATAAAAAAATAACCTCCCTATATAGGGAGGCTATAATAAAATCAATATGTTAGGTTAAGATTTGTTTTTTCTTCTGTCGATAGGGCAAGCGATTTTTTCTATTTCTTTGGCAAACGTTCTTTTGACTTGATAATCTCGCACAATGTTATTTGTGATTTGTGTATCAGTTTTCACATTTTCGGGATAGTTAGCCCAATATTTCCGTCGAATATCAATCGCTATTTTTAACGGATCTTTTTCCCGATAAGCGCCAAGCAGAATAGGGCGATTTTCCTCGCTTGCGGCAATCTTTAAATTATTAATTTCTTTCGCTTGCTGTTCAATCGTTATTTTCTGACTTTCGGTTTTTTGATAAAGGGCGTTGATTTCTTGATTTTTCTTGTTAATTTCTTCGTTGAGTTTTTGTAATTCGGTTAAATTCGATTCGGAATCAATCACGGAAAACATTTCTAAGAAACGCAAAACATCTTCGTGTAATATACAAATATCATCAAGCAATATTTTTGTTTTATTTTCTGCGACCGGAATACTTAAATAAATACCGTCTTTTTCTGCTATAGAAATATTAGGAAAATAATTTATTACTTTGCTTTCGAGTAAATTATCTGTATTTTGATTTTCAAAAATATGCTTAGGTAAATTAAAATAACTGGTGAATGTTAAACGTTTGAATTTATCTGTTTCGCCGCTAAAAAGCTGAATGATATTGTTTTCTGAAAAATAACTTGCTAAATAATAACGACTATCTAGATAAATATTGAGATCGAATAAATGATTGTTCGCTTTTATTTCGTAAGATAATTCATCACCAAAATAAGAAACTTGAAAATCGGTTATTGCTTGATTGATTTTTATAAAAATATTGCTTTTTCTTATGCCTAAATGCTCTTTTTTAGGTATCGTTTTTCTATTAATGGCGGTGATTTCGTTTATATTTCCTTGAAGAAAAATAGACGCTTGTAAATCACCATTTTGGATATATTCAAGAATATCCCTTTCTGATAAGCTAATATGATGATTAATCGTGATATATCTCACGACATCCGAGATAGAATAAGCCTTTTTAGGCAATACTCTTAGATTACTCATATAATGCCCCTTTTGCATTTGTCCTTATGAATGGAAACGCGCCGACAAAGTAAGGTGCTTTGCTTTCGGGAGCGACCCTAGGCGCGTCTGTCAATGATTATAAATTAATTCAGGCGCTGATTAAAGCCTTCGAGCTGTTTATCTAGGCTTGTCGTATGCACCGCTAGCGCTTGTTCGATAAAACCGATCATCCAGTCCAATTTCTGATTATTCACGTTGATAAATTGATTAATCTGTTGTCTATCTTCGTCATCAAATCGCTCGTCTTTCATCATCAGTTTAATGATTTTTGTTTTGTTTCGGTCAAAATAGAAAAAGATTGTTTTCAAATATTCAAAAACAAATTTTATGTCATCCGTGTTATTGACTTCCTCGCCTTTATTTTGTTTTTCAAATATCCGTTTAATAAAGGTATCTCTATCGACTTTTTTTAATTCTTCCAATACGGTAGATACATCGTCTAATAATGAATTTAATTCGTCGTTCATAGGTTTTCCTTGATGATTTTTACTGTTTTGCTATAATTTTATTGCTTGGTTAGTCGTTCATCCTCGATACGATAAATAAGCAAACTTCTAAAATTGATTTGCACAAATAACGCCGTTCTGATCAACCGGCGTTTTTTATTTTTCGGTCATCTTACTGAGATAAACCTCTTTCATTTTGTCAAAGCCTATTTGTTCATAATGTTCTTTTTTGCTTGATAAGAAATTACGCGCACTCATTTTCTGCGTGCCTTTATCCACAAAATGCCAGAAAAACGGATCGTTTAAATAGGCGTGTTTGCCTTTCGCTAAATTCTTTTCTTTATTTTTCTGTGCGCCTTTCTTCCATATACCGACATAAATCACCAGACTACCGTCTTTTCTTTTTATGCGTGCTTTAACGTGTCGCTTTAATGTCCCTTTGCGACGCGTCGGCGTGCTTTTTCCCTGAACCGGTACATTCGGTTCGAGTGCTTTTTTCATCGCTTTGCCCGCCTCGCCGAGCGCCTCGCGTGCGGCTTTCGGATGACGGGCTAATTTTGTGTCAACTTTTTGAAGAAATTTCTCAATTTGCTGTGTAAAATCGCCCATTTATTCGCTCCAATAATAAAATAACGCATAAAGTATCGAACTATAGATTAGTAAATAAATTGTTTCTAGCTGCATTTTATAAATCAATCCCGTTAAAGTTTTCGAGTAAGGCTTGGTGTTCCGGCGATAATTCAAAAATGACGTCGCCAAATTCAAGCTGATAAGTGCCGAATGACATTAAAAACGCGATTGCCGGATCGATTTTATTCGCGGCTTTTTTCTTGTTCGGTTTAATGTTAGCGTTTGCGTCGGTTTCCATTACGACGTTAGATAATGCCCACGCCAGAACCGGATCGCCGTTGTGTAATATCATTTTGCGATTAATAAGCACCTCGGCGGATTTCGCCACCGGACTAAACCGCTGATAGGTTTGCGGAAAGGGTTCCACTTCTAAGCCGGCAGATTGCAACTGCGTTCTTAAGTGTGTTGCGTTCCATACGTCAAAACCAATCATTTTGATATTAAATCGTTCACTGTCTTTTAAAATATCATCGCGGATTTTGTCGTAATCGATACAATCGCCCGGCGTGGTGATTAGCCACCCTTGACGCTCCCATTGCCGATAGATTGCGCGGTTTTTATTTGCCACGTTCTCAAGCTGATATTCAGGGATATAATGCCGGCAAAATAACCGCACTTTATTTTCGTGCGGAAAGGTATAGCAAATACTGGTTAAGTCGTTCGTACTGGATAAATCTAGCCCCATATAACAATCAAGGTGCAATAAATCGCTATCGTCGTAGTCGTCTTTGCACTGCGCCCAACTGTCTAGCGCAAGCCACGGCGTCGCACCTTGGCACCAGACGTTAAAGCGTTTCGTCAACATTTCCACCCATTCGGAAGGAATGCCGCGCGCTTTTTTTATGGTGTTTTCAAAGTCTAAATAGGGTATGGATTTGCCGATATTCGGGTTAGCTTTGATCCAATTTTCAGGATGATCGATTTCGCTTTCTTCGTCCAATTCGAAAATCATTATAAAAATGCTGTCGTTGTGTTCGTTGCCGTCCAGAATTTGGCAACAATAATCATAATGCTGTTTGCACGCGGAAATCGTGTTACTGCCGGCGGTCGTAATGGCAAATAATAGCCCTTGCGGGCGCGCGCCTTGCCCTAATTCAAGCGCACTATACACGCTGTTGTCGGTGTGTAAGTGGTATTCGTCCACAATCGCAAGACTTGGGTTAGTGCCCTCGATTGTGCTTGATTTCGCCGCTAACGGGCGCATTAAGCTGTTCGATTTTGGGTTAACCATTTTATGCTGTTGAATGCTGACGCGGTTTCTAAGCGGTTTGGAGAGTAGGCACATTTGTCGCGCGTCGTCGAAAACAATGCGCGCTTGATCGCGACTAACTGCCGCCGTGTAAATGTCTTGCTGTCCGCTTTCCATTATCAAAAACCAATTTGCCAACACTGCCGCGACTGTGGATTTTGCATTTTTGCGCGCAACTTGAATATAGGCGGAGCGGTATTTTCTCAAGCCGGTGTTTTTATGCTTAAAGCCGAAAAGGTTCGCAAATAAAAAAACTTGCCAGTCTGAAAGTATTATCGGTTGTCCGCGTAAATGCCCTTTGACGTGCGGGCATAACTGAGAAAAGGCGATAAATTTATTCACGACATTTTCATCAAAATAATAGTCAGGGTTTGCCAAGTCTTGAAAGTAACGTTCGACGGCTTGTTTAATGCGCTTACACGCGACAATCTCGCCGGTTCTGACTTGCTCGGCGTAATCGTGCCAGATACTCATTACTATAAACTCAAAATTTCATCAATTACGTCCGTTTCTTCGGTTTCAATCGGATTTCTGCGGCGACTGACTGGATCGAAACCTAACAAAGACGACATTTTAATCATTACTTTTTCGGCGTCTGATTTAGCAGAAAGTGCCGGATTGCGGGAGCGTGAACCTTGACTATTCTTAAAAGAAAAGCCGTTTTTCGTAATATCTTCGGACGCTTGTCTAAATAATGAATAATTCACGCAATAAATTTCTAAATTGGTTAAATCTTCCGGTTTAATATCGTTACGCTCGGCAAGCTGTGCTATGCGGGCGTTCCATTGTGCTTTTGCAATGTCATCCAAAAAATCCGGTGCGTTATAGGCAGTTTGTTTCGTCATTCTTTTTTCCTTATTTTCTAAAAAATTGTTTTGCGTAAAAATTTGAGTGGGTGGGCGGTTTTTTCGGGTTGCCTTTTTCTTTTCAAAACTCCCCCCCACCTCTCTCATTTGCATTTCATTGATTAAAATTTAAACTAAACTCAGATTTGAGGTTTGTTTTAAAATCAATAACTTAACCAATCCAAAATCGGTTTGGTTAACAAGCTCGATTTTGAGCCCGTTCAACTGTGTACATATGTACACAACTGAAGTATGGTTATATCACCACGGTTAAGTTATGGTCATATGACCACAACTAAAGGTTTCCATAGGGTAACGGTTGAACTGTTGTGATAGCGCAACCGTCTATTTCTTCGCCCCATAACCACGCTTGTCGATTACCCTTGTCTTATAGCTATGGCAATCACGGCATAAGGCTTGATGATTATGCATATCCCAGAATAGCGGGTCGGTTTGCCCGTTCTCTACGGGTTTAATATGGTCTATGACGGTTGCGGGTGTATAAATGCCCTTGGCTAAACACATCACGCATAGCGGGTTATGTTTGAGGTACTCGGCGCGATATTTACTCCATTTGTGATCGTAACCGCGTTTGCTTGCCGGTAGGCGGTTATCCGGTTTCTTCTGTTGGTGAAGTTCGCACCGACCGGCTTTTACGCGATTCTTGCAACTCGGATAGGTGCAACGCTTTAACGGTTGATAGGGCATACATCACCTAATACACGCACGGCTCGCGATAGACTTCCCAAAGCGATTTAATCCCCATAGGTACAGGGTTTAGATTCGCTATATCCGTTACTGCCTCACGGTTAGCATACAGATAAGCGATATACATCAAACAGCCGGCTTTTATGCCTTGGGTGAATATCACCGTTTTTTCGCTGTTTTCATCACTGAATGTTTTGCCTATATGATTCTGGGAGACTTCAAGCGCGACTTTCGCATAGGTGCGTAATAGGGTGTCATCAAGTTCAAAATCTTCCATTAGGTTCAAATGCGCCTTGATTTCTTCCAACGTAATATTAACGCTTGCCATAAGCCTCACCCTCCTTGCACATTAATTGAAGTTCTCGGTGTTCTTCTTTGCTATCAATCACCGAATTAATTTCTAAATAGCGATCGCCGTATTTCACGCGCATTTTTCGGGTAATATTCGGCAGATAGCGGAGGCGTACCCGAATAATGTCTTCACCTAATTGGAATGGACCGGAAAAATATTCACGCCCTTGAATCGGTTCGACGCTAGCCCGAACCGTGACAACATCCGCCCAAATCGGAGTTCCCGCCCCATATTGATTATGTTGCTTTTCCCGTTCAAAATCGCGCGCTTGCAACGTGATAAGTTTGTTATATTTGCCGGCTTTAATCATTCTCGCCATTGCTTGCCTCTTTGTCTTTTTCCTTATCGGCGTCTTTTTCGACTTTAACGGTTTGTTTCCACGCCTGACTAAATTCCTCTCCGCCGGCATAAGGCGGCAAGCCTTCGCGTCTGCGGACTTCGTTCGGGTTCATTACACCCGATTTAATCGCCACATCGTAAGACTGAAAGCGTTCCGTTTGACTAATACGCAATAAATCGCTTGTATCAAATTCGATTAAATAGCGCGGTGCATTGCGATCCGTTATATCAATCATTAAGGCGTCTTTTAATTGCTGTTCAAAGTTCGTTAGCCACGGGCGCAACGTTTGCGACAAGAAAGCACGGCTTGCCTCGCTAAAATTGGCATAGCTCGAATGTGAATAATCTTGCAAGAAAATCGGGCTAATATTGTAGATCCGCGCAATGTCCGCAATCGTAAACGCGCGGCTTTGTAACCATTCCGCATCTTGGTTTGTCATTCCAAGCTGTTGATATTGCATTGAGCCTTCAAGCACGGGCGTTTTACCCGCGTTCTTCGCACCCTTATAGCGTTCAAGCGCTTTAATCGCTTTATTCGCTTTGACATCATCCAACCATTCGCCGGTAGTAATAATCCCGCTTGCCATTAAACCGTTTTTCATTACGCTTGCGCCGTGTCGTTGCTGTGCTAAACCTAATCCCACGGTTTCGCGACAAATCGCCACCGGCGAACGCCCCATAAAGCCGTCAATGGACGAATGACGCAAATGGAGAATTTCATCTTGCAAATAGGTTTTTACTTTGCCGTCTAAATCGGTGATTTGATAAATATATTCGCCTTTCGGTGTGCGCTGAATATTGACCGCACTCGGCGCATAAGGCGTTAAACTTTCCGGCTGTCCTTGTTTATCCCACCCGATCACCGCGTAAGCATTGCCGTTTAATAAACAATGCCTCATCATTGTGTATTTGAACTGATAGGGTGTTTGTGACCGATTAGGCATTTCATTGAGTAAATAATCAATCGGATGATCAAGCACTCTTTCCCGTCCGTCACCTTTTAATCGATACAAATAGCACGGCATACTTGCCACCGCCTCACTGATCACCGTAACGGCGTTCATTACCGCCGGCAACGCCTCCGCCGTCTGCGGACTGACAAACTCGCCGGCGCCGGTGTTGGCGACGCCCATATAAGAAAGCAATTCGTCAATCGTCACGGTGTTGCGCCGTTCTGTTTTGCGTTTAAAAAATCCCAACAT